TATCGACTTTGAAAAAGCCATCGAGAATGGATTCGTTACCCTGGCCGGTGACATTGCCGAGGCGTGTTTAGACGATGAATCAAATATTTGATAAAGAGTTCGCGGTCTTTATTCTGACCAACGGCCGACCTGAAAAGGTGATTACCCACAGATCATTGCGGCGCCATGGGTACGAGGGGAAGATATACCTGATTATCGACAACCTGGATTCCTGCCGGGATGCTTATATCGAAAAGTTTGGTGATGATGTGATCGTCTTTGACAAAATGGCTATCTCCAAGACCTTTGACACCGGCGATAATTTTAACGATATGCGAGCCATCATCTACGCAAGGAACGCTACTTTCAAAATAGCGAGTGACCTGGGCATCAAATACTTTATCCAGCTTGACGACGATTACACGAATTTCTCTTACCGGTTTGACGGCGATAGAAATTACAGACCATCGAAAGTGAAGAAGATCGGTAAGGTTTTCGAGGCAATGCTGAAGTTTTATATCAACACCGGCTGTCAGTCTATTGCGATGGCGCAGGGTGGGGATTTTATCGGCGGCTCCGAATCCGCCATGGCAAAAGAGCTGATGTTGAAACGAAAAGCCATGAACAGCTTCATTTGCTCTACAGCCAGGCCGTTTCAGTTCGTTGGCCGGGTAAATGAGGATGTGAACACCTATACCCACAAAGCGAGTCAAGGCATGTTGTTCCTGACCACCAATCAAGTCAGCTTGACACAGAAACAGACGCAATCTTCAAGTGGTGGAATGACTGAAATGTATTTAGATTCGGGCACTTACGTGAAAAGTTTTTATTCTGTCATGTATCATCCAAGTGGTGTGAAGGTTGGGACTATCGGCGGGAACAAGGGCCGGTTGCATCATTCCATTAATTGGAACAATACCGCGCCGCTTATACTAAGTGAAGAGTACAAGAAAGAGCGTTAAATCGTTAATTTGATGAGTGTTTTTAGAAATAAGAGGGGTTGACAAGTGGGACAGGCTAACAAGAGCTTTACGAAGCAGGTGCATGTCAAGGCAGCTGAGTTTCGGCGGCAGGCTTTGGAGTTGAGAAAGCAGGGTTACACGTATGCGAAAATCTCTGAAGGCTTGAGGGCGAAGGGGATAAACCGGACGCCCCAGGCTGTTGAAAAGGCTGTAAAGAAAGCCATTGCTGATATTACCCGAGAACCGGCTGAAGAGGTGCTTGTTTTGGAGTTGGAACGGCTGGACGAGCTGCTTATTCCGGCGATCCGTCAGGCTCGAAATGGTCACTTGGGGGCTATCGGCATAGTTCTAAAACTAATGGATAGGCGGGCAAGGTATCTTGGCCTTGATTTTACCCCTGGGAAGGAAAGTTCACAACTGACCGTTGAAGAGATCCAAGAATTGATGCAGCAGTTCTCAAGTTTCCTGCCACCTGCACCGGGGTCCGATTCGGCCCCTGATAATGAAGGGGAAAATACCGGCGAAGATGGCGAGTAAGATCTTTCCAATTCCGTTTTATGTGCCGGGGAAACCGCTGCCGAAACGGTGGGACAAACTCCGGGCCCATAAAAAGCAACTTGCGCTCTGGAATAGCCCGAAGCGTTTTATCGTTTTACCTTGTGGCCGGCGCTCTGGCAAAACCGAGATAGCGAAAAGAAAGCTGGTTTGTGAGTCTTTGTTTCGGAAGCAAAATTTTACTGATCCTCGTTATTTTGCCGGTGCGCCTACCAGGGACCAGGCGAAAAAGATCTACTGGAACGACCTGAAGGCGATGGTTCCGGAAAAGTTTGTTCGCCGGAAATATGAAGGTGATCTGTGCATTGCATTAAAGAACAAGGCTGAGATATGGGTCTTGGGCCTGGACAAGCCGGAACGTATGGAGGGCTCGCCCTGGGATGGCGGCATCCTGGATGAATACGCCAACATGAAGGCTCACGCCTGGGGAGCGAACATTCGTCCTGCTTTATCTGATCGACGAGGCTGGTGCTGGCTGATCGGTGTTCCTGAAGGTCGAAACCATTATTTCAAGTTGTACCAAAAGGCCATGCACGGCCTCGATCCGGAATGGGGCGCCTTTACCTGGAAATCATCTGATATTTTACCGGCAACAGAGATTGCCGCGGCGAAACGAGATCTTGATGAAAGGACGTTCCAGCAGGAATACGAAGCCGACTTTGTTGAACAGGCCGGTCTTGTTTATTATGCCTTTAATCGGGAAACAAACGTCAGGCCGGTTCCGGCTCCTACGCTTTTGAAGCGGGACCGGGTGAATATTAATGTCGGAATGGATTTCAATGTCGGGAAAATGTGTTCAAGCCTTGCTGATGATCGGCTGCAGGTCTTTGGTGAACTGGTGCTGCGAAACTCTAACACCCCTGAGATGGGTAAAGCGTTGAGAGAAAAGTTTAACGATGAAGATTACCGGGTGATTATCTGGCCGGATGCCACGGGCAAGAATCGAGACTCTACCAGCTCCACGACTGATCATCAAATCTTGCGTGATTGTGGTTTTGAAGTGATGAGCAAGAGCAGCAACCCGCTGGTGAAAGATAGGGTGAACACAACGAACAGCCTGTTGCAGAACGCGGCCGGGGAGATCTGGACCTATATCGACCCGTCTTGCAAAGAGTTGATCGAGGATCTTGAGCTCGTCGTGTGGAAGAATGGCGATCTTGATAGCAGTGATGCAGAGCGGACACATGCGAGCGATGCTTTTGGATATTTAGGGTACGGCATGAAACCGATGCTTGGTGGTGGTGCCCGTGGTGTGAAATACTAATTTTAAAAGGTGGTGGTAAAATGGCTGGAAACATAAAGATTTTCGAGCATCCTGAATATGCTGGTAATGCGTTGCTGTATCGTTACCACCGTGACCATTTCGAAGGTGGCAAGGATTATGCGGATAAGTCAGAGGACTATATCCCAAAGTTCAAGATGGAGGATGACGACTCGTACAAGGCCAGGAAAAAGAGGGCGGTTTATATCAATTATTGCGAGGCGGTTATCTCGATTTATCAGTCGGCGATCTGGAAGAATTCACCTGTGCGCGTGCTGCCTGATTTCCTGGAGACAATCTCTGATGATATTGACAGGCTCGGGACCGGGGCCAATGACTTCTTTCAAGGGGTCACGGAACAGGCGCAAGCTATCGGTATGCACCTTGTTATGGTTGACGCTCCTGTTCGCGACTCCGGCAAAACCTATACCCGGCAAGAGGCCGAGAAACTCAAGTTGCGGCCATATGTCGTGTCGATTCCTGCTGAAAATGTGATTTCCTGGAACATTGAAACCGAGGACCAAAGCCGGGTTGGTGAGTTCAATTTTGTCGTTATCGAGGAATCTTATTTTTCTACGCCGACACCGTTTGTTGATGCTGAGGCCATTACGCAGGTGCGTGTTTTGTACCCCGATAGATATGAGGTCTACAAGAAGGAAGGGCAGGGATATACCTTTTTCGATGGTGGGTCCAACTCTATTGGGGAGGTTGCAATTGTGCCTTTTTACGGGCGGCGGAAAGGTTTCTTCCAGGGTGAAAGTGATCTGAAAAAGATTGCACCACTGGCACAGAAGATTGCCGAATGGTTATCCCTGCTCGATGAGGATATGCTGTATCACGCATTGCGGCAGCTTGTTATCAAGACCAATGCCGATATTGCCGAACTTGGGATTGGCTCAAATCGGGCGATTAAACTACGCCCTGATGATGGGGAGGACGCCTTTATACTTGAGAGTCAGGGGCAGGCGTCTAAAGAGTTATGGGCCTCGATTGTCCGGCTGCAGGATCTTATTTACCGGCTGGCCACCAATCAGATTGCCGCGATAAAAGATACCGCACAAGTAGAATCCGCCGAAAAGAAAAAACTTGATTCCGTGGAAATGGAAAGTTTGTTGATGAAAAAAGCCGGTTCGTTCGAACAGTCCGAGATGAAGGTTTGGCGTCTTCTGGCACAATATTCCGGGCTGTCCGATGCCGAACTGAACGTCCAGTATCACCGCGATTTTGTTCTTTCGGAACGAACCCTTGAGGAATGGAAAGAGTTGATCAACATGGGTATTTTGTCTGTCCATAACTGGATTATGGCAGAGCATAGCACGGTTGATTCCGCCGAAGACGCACAGAAGATCCTTGATGAGAACCTTAAACTGCGTGCCCTGGTCAATGACAAGGTGGGCCTGGGTGATATGCTCAATCAAAACCGAGATGAGGGTGACGAGTGAATCAACTTGAGCTGGCGTTATCGAAAAAGCTGAACACCCACCTGGATAAGCAAGATGAGCTGCAGGACGAGGTAAAAGAATTTTTCCGCAACTGGTTCGAGAAGAATCTTGATCCGGTTGCTCTGGTCAATGATCCGACTGCGTATCTTGATGAGATGTCGGAAAAGGCTCTTGCTGTCTTTCGGAAAAAGTACCTGCCGGCAGTTGACAAAATCGGTTCCTCATTTGGTCGTGATGTCTTCAAGAAAAGCAAACTGGAGCTGGTGAAATGACCAAATACAAAAAGGAAGTCGAGGTTTTTCTTGACGGATGCCGGGCCAACCCGAAACCGGGCGCCCCGATAAAGTGGTGTGAAGAGAATCAGGGGGAATGGTGCGGTGATTGCAGACACAGAAGATCCGGAAATCAAGTATGGCGTTTTCGAAATGACGGACGGCATCCATGTAATGGAGATGGGGGAAAACCATCTGCCTGATGAAATATGCTGGTGTTGTCCTGTTATTGATAACATCATCAATGGCGTTGTTTTGTGGGTCCATAGATCGGTTCATTGATTAAAAAAGGGTGCGTGTGCCATGATAAGATTAAACATAGATACCGGCAGACCGTGGAATATTTCCTACCCTGCAGGCGGCTTGACCTTGCCACCGAGTTTTATGCAACGTGCTGCTGAAAGCCTGGTCAGAGATATTCAAGGCCGGATGAGCCGTGGCGTTGGTGTCGACAATCTGAGGATGGCTGATAACGCGCCGAACACCCGGGCCGCTGCCGGTTTTGCTGGCCAGCTTGGCGGCGCACGTTCTGGAGGCGGGACCGGCTGGAAAAGAAAACGACCGTCCGTGGCGTCCGGTCTGCTGCGCAAAAATATTGCGGTGAAGTCTGTCAGCTCGACTGAGGCGGTGGTGCATGTCAATGATACCCCGTACCCTGGGAACAATTACGGCACCACAACGCTGATGGCGGCAAACTTTCTGCAGTATGGCACCCGTCCGCATATCATCAAACCTCGTGGCAACTGGCTGTTACGGTTCCCGACAACCAGGGGGATGGTATCGGCACAGGAGGTCCGCCACCCGGGTACTGTCAAGCGTGAGTTCTTCGGTATATCAACGGTTTACAGGAAGCATGTCGTTAAACTGGTTGAAAAAGAGATTGCAAGAATAATTGAAGGAATATTCAACAATGGGTAACTCGAATGAAGGGCTGACACAGGCAGAGTTGTATGCGAAATATAACATTGTGAAAATGGAAGTTGCCATCACTGCCGACGAACTGAAAAGCAAGGTGGAGAAAACCAAGCTGTCAGTTGCTGATTACGTCTCTAGGCTCAAGGCGCAGGGGATGAGCAAGAAGGACATTCAACAACTCCTGGTTACTGATCTGAAAACCGGGGGCCCGCTCTTTTCTGAATTGCGCTCGACGTTCTCAATTCCTTTTTCCTCTGCGACTTCTCGAATTTCCTCCACGATTGCCAATTACGAAGCTGCGGGGGGAGATCCAGACATAACAATGGTCTGGATAGCATCCTTTAAAAATACCTGCGAGAGCTGTGTTCCCCGTCATGGTGTGGTGAAGAGTTATAAGGAATGGGCGTCGGTCGGCTTGCCTGGGAACTTCGGTTCGTATTGCAATGGCTACTGTCAGTGCAGGTTGTTCCCGAAATCATATCCGGGCATTGATGATATGAAGCGGCCGAATAATCGTAAGCAGTGGGCTGCTCTGATGTCTGGTGACAGTGTTACTGATCCGGCGAAGTTACCCGGCTCGCTGGTCAAGTCTGAAGAATTGCTTATTGCGAGACAGAAGAAAATCATCGAGAATATTGAAAAAGCCAAGGCTGAAGCGAAAAAGATTGAGGCTGCGAATGTAAAGTTAAAGGCCGATATTGCCGAAAACCAAAAGGCACTTGCTTTGCAGAAAAGCCTACAAGGGAAAGCTGAAAACCCGCTTTCGACTCTTGAGTTTACTGCGAACACACAGATTGCTACCCCGCCAATCTTGATCCCTGGGAACAAAAATATTTTAGGTGGCGGCAATGTCGAGATCCAAACCTTCAAGAAGTTTAGAAAGAACATTAAAGATGAGCCCGATTTCGTTCTTCCTGGCCACCTTAAAGACAAAAAGGAACTGTCATCCGGGGTTATCGTAAAAGAGGCTGACGGGCGAATATGGATGATTGAGCCGTCTGGGAATTTTGGCGGCAAGGGCATTACTTTTCCTAAAGGTCGGCTGGAAAAAGGTTTAACTCCTGCTCAAAATGCGGTGAAGGAGGTTTATGAGGAAACAGGCTTAAAAGTTGAGGTCACGGGGCTTGTGGGAGATTACGAACGGTCGACTACTTACACCCGCTATTACCTTGGCAAGCGTGTTGGTGGCGATCCTGCGTTTGCTCATTGGGAAACCGGCAAGGTGCGGCTTATAACACCCGATGAGGCCAGAAAACATCTACAGAGTTCTGTTGATCACAAGATCCTGGATGATTTCCTTGATGGTGGGCAAAAGCAAGATTTGGGGGGCCAGCTCAAGGCGATACCCGGCACACAAAAGGGCTCGAACCCTGGTGGCTTGTATCTCGATGAGAAAACCGGCAAACAGTATTATGCAAAATTTTATTCCAACGTTGACCAGGCGAGGTCCGAGTATGCGGCCAATGAGCTCGCTCGATCCATGGGCCTGGGTGCTCCTGAAAGTCAAATCCTGGAGATGATCGGGCCGAATGGGAAAAAGCAATTCTCTATTGTTTCCAAGTGGGAGGACGGGCTTGAAAAATTGAACCTGCAAAACCATGCCCTGCTGATGGATAATGCTGAAGAGATTGCAAAACACCATTTAAATGCGGCTCTTGTCGAGAATTGGGACGTTGTGGGCCTGGAGTACGATAACCTTTTACGTATGCCTGGTGGCCGTATTATCGTTATCGACTCGGGTGGTTCTTTCCGGTTCCGGGCGCAGGGGCTTGACAAAAAATACACGGATAAGCCAGACGCCTTTGATTCCCTGCTCGACCCTGGTTTGAACCGTCAATCAAGCTCTGTCCTGCAGCCGGTGTTCGATGAATATACCAAGCAAAATACTGAAAAGTTGATCGCCTGGTTAAAAGAGATCGACCCGAACAAGGTGGCTGAAATCTTCGAGAAATCCGGCTTGCCCGACTGGCGAGGTATGGGGTTGAATTTCTTGTCACGGCGCAACGAATTGATCAAGCGGCTGGAGGCCATCGAAAAGCCGAAAGTGACCGTTGCTGCTGCTCTTGATATAAAGGATGTTGCAAAAAATATCAGAAAGTCTCGATTGAATGGCTACGCTATCCCGCTGGACGAGGATGATATTGAAGATGTCTATGCACTTTTTTGGGAAGAGATCGGGCGAGATGGTTCCCGGGTTCTTCGTTCCCGTCTGCGGCTTACCAGTAAGGGCGGTTGGGGCCGGCGCCTCAGCAGTCTTTTCGAAAGTCAGGACCACATCCACTAGATGAGGATATTTTCTATAATAGCATTGTCAATGCTGCCAAAACTGTTGGATACCATTCCGGTGATGGGAAGTACAACCCGGCAACTATCGCGACGATGAATAGCCATATTGACCAGTTAAAAAATATTGCCGCAAGTGGATCCGATCAAGCCAAGGCCATGGCCAAACAATACCTTGCCTCGATTGATGATATAACCGGTGCGATGGCGGTTGGTGGAAAGCCCAAGATGTTTACCCAATACCTTTATGAATCCCCAAGTAAAAAAGCAAAAGACACTGAAAAGGTGCGAGGGGAATTAAAACCAAGGCCAAGCAGTCTGCGGGTTGAAGGGAAAAGCGTCAAAGGGGGCCGGGCCACTGTAACGCACGACAATACCCCGTCTTTTATGGCCGATAGCAAGAATTATGAGATAGATTTACCTGATGGTGTGGTTGCAAAGTATGTTCCGTGGAGTTATGGCGAAGAGCTGTATGGGTTGCGGGGGCAAATGGATTTGGTACTGCCCGGTGGAGCCAGTGCGGAGAATATACAAAAAATGCTTGACTCGATTTCAACTCTTGGTATTAAGAACAAAATAGCTGATCCAGATTATATCGAGCTTGTTTATTTACACAAACACGCTTATTTGCGGGGTGATGATCTTAAAAGCGAATATAAGAAAATCTGGAATTCTTCGATGCCCGTGAAGGAAAAAGTCGAAAAGATCAAAGATTATTTTGAAGGCAGTCTTGGTATTCCTGTCCGTGGTAACAGTGCGTATAATCCGTTAGGTGAGCGAAATGTTTTCGGCGAAGGTCGGCTTTTATGGCGCAGGTTTGATCTGAATCAGGCCAAGATCCAGGAGGGAATGAAGGGCTACAAGATCTACCATTCCCTTACAGAGAACAGAGACATGGCAGGGCTGG